AAAGCGTTACGGACTGCAAAGTCTTCATCGTTAATAACTGTAATTGTCCAATCTGCAAATGTTCTATTACCTGCAAACTTTAATTCTCTGCCAAAGTATTGAACTGGCACAACACCAATAGTTGATCCTGGTAATTGTGCAGTCTTACACATAAATGTTAATTTTGTTTGTGCATTTCCTGGCGCAGAGAACGCAGGGAAAGGCATAGAAATTTCAAACAGATTAGGACGGGCACCGTCCCCTGTCATTTGACTTCTAAATTCGTTTACTGAAAATGCCATGTGATTTCTCCTGTTTCTCTATTTATTAGAACTTGCCAACGACTTCATCAAACGATACGCCTGTGCGAACCGCAACGAAGTTAAGTTGGATAAAGTTGATTGAGCGAGCAGGTTTAATGTAGATATCACCAACGAACTCATTGCGGTCTATAATTTCACCAGTGTTATTGGAGTCATCACAGACTACTTTGAAGTCGGTAATACCACGGCGACCTTGTACATCACGCAAGAATGGTTCTACAAGTGAAACAAACTGAGCTCTTGTGAATTGGTCATTAAACTCAAACATTGAAAATCTAGCTGCTCTAGCGATAGACTTTTCTAACACAATGAATAAACGGCGAACATTGATGCGGTCAAACGCAGATGGTTTAGACAACAATGTTTTGTCACCGAATAGAACTGTGCCTTCGCCTTGGAATGAAACAACAGGATTAATACCCTTAACATACAAATCATCTCTGTTTGTCTTTGTTGGATTCCATGCAAGTTTAATTACATTCTTAATGATACCTCTATTCAAACCACCAGGTGAGAACCATGGGTCTCTTTCGAGGTCTGTTCTTGCACATAAACCAGCAACATCACCATTCATTGGTACCCAACGGTAAACATCTGAATACTTATCGTATTGATATTTCCAGTTAGAATCTAAAACGGCATAAGATGAACTTGTTAATGTATTACGATATGTTGTAATAGCTGTTGTCTCTGAACCTGCGTTATCAACAACATTTGATTTTGGTGGTGACAAGAATACCACACAATCTTTTCTCGCTTCAGCAATTGAAATAAGAGAAGTTGAAAGTGTAGTATCTGCTGGACCGGAAACAATTAATGCAACATCAACAGCTTCTGCATTGTTGAAATAGTCATATGCAGTTACCACATTGGCAGTTGAAATTGTACCATCAACACCACCAGACAATGATACTGTTACATTGGCAGTTAAGTTTGCAAATGCTGTTGCGTTTGCAGAAGAACCCCAAGAAGTACCTGTTGAAATTGTGGTTGGATGTGACAACCAGTGAATGTATTTTGATTTGTTTTGTAATACTTGTTTGTAGTAATTTGCATTACCAGAATCGTCTTTAGCATCTAGTGCTTTAGATACAAATTCAAATTTTTCAAGAATTGTGCCTCTTGTGCCTGTAAACAAACCATCTTCGTCTACAACAACAATGTGAACTTCGTCAAAAGTACCACCTTTGTTCGAAACATAGGTAGAAGTTCCTGGTGTTGAAGTAAATGATGTTGAGTAAGCCCAACCTGAATATGTGTTTGCATCGGCGATGGAAACTCTTAAAGTGTTGCCTAATGCACCCGCATAACGAGCACCAGCAATACCGTAAGCAGTATTACCCGCAGAAAAGTTGTCTAACCAGTCATCCTCATTTTTAATAAGGACAACATTGTTAGCACCATTTGCAGTTGCGTTTCTTGTTGTTGTAGTATTTACTGCACGAACAACTTTAAGATTGTTTGTGTATGCCAGAAAGTTTGCTGCTGAGAACCAGTATTCATAATTATCTGAATTCGGTGTGCCAAATGTATCGGCAAGCCTTACTTCGTCTGAAATTGTAATAATTTCGCCAACTGGACCCCAAGCAAACGGTCCTGCAAATGCGCCAATTGAAGTGGCGACTGAGGGGACAATTGTAGTCAGGTCAATTTCTGATACATTTACCCCAGGTGATAGCTGAAATGCCATGGATTTCTCCTTTTGTTATCGGATCAAATTCGAATTTATACTGTATTTAGTTATTTAGAAAGTTGAGGAATGATAACCTTTTTCTGTCCAATAGTCGTTACCGTCCACAATAACCTCTTCTTTCCGCCCATCGTCAAATATACCAACGGGCGTTAGTTCTTCCTCACTTAGCATGTTTTGTTCCGCTAACATCAACTTTCTAATATCAATGTTTGTCGATTCTTTAAAGAATGACTGCGCTGTTAACCAAGAAAACAAAACTAACCCCATGACCAAATCATCGTTATTACCTTCTTCCGCAGCATAACTGTCACGGTTTCTAGTGAAGGTATTCATCTCGGCAATGGTGTCAAAGTCATTGATAATTAACTTATCATTTTCCACCAGTGTCTTTAAGTTAGCACATCCAACTTTTTTTACAGTTTTTGTGGTCTTAATACCAAAACTAGTAGACCTTTTAAATCCACCAGAAATACTTTGACCTTTGATATGATGATGTTCTAACTTGTATATGTTTTCGTATTCTAAATCATAGTGCAGAATATCGACAACTTGTTGACCAATGTTATTGGTCTCAACCAAAGCATACGCTTCATTGTACTTCTTTGCAACTGAGAAAATTACAGTCGGAAAGAACAATAAAGGCAATTTATTATTCCTATATTTAGCCACCTGTTTATAAGGTATTTGACTTGCATCTATAACATTGATTGTTGAATAGTCTAAATCAACACCCTCTGCACAGTCAATTGTGGCAATATACAAATGGTCTTTAATGGGTTCTTCGTATATATCAAGACCTTCAATTGAAGATATTGGGTTATGAAACGCAAGACTTCTTAATTTTGTACCAGATATTAATGTCGCTGATGACCCAATGAACTCAGTTTCAAACTCTTGTCTAAACTGTTCTTCACTAGTATTTCTAATAGTCTCATTCTTCCATTCTTCATCTCGACCTGGAACCATCGACCAATGTACTTCAAGTGGTTTGTAAGTAGACCTGCCTTCTATTGCATCTACCCACATCTTATAGAACATGTTCAGACCATTAGGGGTCGAAACAATAATAACTTTTGTAGTCTTACCAGAAGAGATAACAGGGTAAGTAGAAGTAAAGAAATCTTGTGCCATGTTATGTTGAACGAAAGCAAATTCATCCAAGAAAACTAGGTTGTAAGTACCTCCACGAACACCTGATGCAGAAGTCGCATATGCCCAAATCATCGAACCATTCTCTAGTTCAATATTACCTTTGTTCCAAGTTTTAATACCTTGTTGTAACCACAAAGGTAGATACTCATATGCATATTGAATTCTACCAAGAATCTCTCTTGCTAACGAACCCTTGTTTGCTAAGATTGCAACCTTATAATCAATATTAAACAATACTGACCATAACATATAACCTACAGTTGTGGTTGTTTTACCAACCTGCCGAGGCATCTTAGCAATACAGAATCTATTATTATGAAAAGTTTGTACCATGTCCTCTTGGAATGGCCACATGTCAAATGGGATAAGACCCTTATCCACATTGACAATCTTTACATAATTTTTAATGAAGTAAATTGGATCTTCAGAACACTTTACAATTTCTGCAACTTGTTCTTCGGTATAGGATATTTCTACCCCTAACCGTTTTAAACTCGCATTACCATTATAACCGCCACCTAAATCTGACATTTTATTTTATAAAACTTCTTAACATCCAACCATGTTTTTGATGTTGGTCTAAAATATCTTGTAAAAAGTTACCTACTGCTGGTTCATTTGCTTGGTCAGCCGCAGCAATACCTGCTCGTAAATGCACCATGTATCTTTCATTATCAGTTTTTAAATCTGCAATCATTGCTAGTGCGGTTGGAATAGAATCTTTTTCTTCAATGTCAGATAGTTCTAACATTCTGCTTAAAGCTACTGGTGCATATGAATCTAAAGCTCGAATATGTTCGGCAATTGGATCAACATTGCCATACACAGCTTGATATAGATTTCCTAAAAAATCATGGTATTGTGCAAAGTCTGGACCCTCAACATTCCAATGATATGAGTGTGCTTTAAAATACAACCCAAAAGTTGTACCTAAAATTGTTTTCATTTGTTCAATTAATTGTTCCATAGTATTCCTATTTATTGTTCTTTATTGTTCTTTAAAAATTTAACTAATTCTGTTGTAGAACCAACAAAGACTGCCTTATCTACATTTATACTTTTTGCATTGTGTGATTCACCAGACAAGTCTCTTTTTCTTTTTTGCACTTCAAGTAAGTCTTTGTTCAAGTCAGAAAGATTCTTTATCAGACCAGCGGCAACTTCATATGCTCTTGGGTGCTCTGATTCTTTGGCAACATGCAATAGATTATCCATTGCAACATTACCTTTTGTAATTAGTTCTCTGATATTTTGTCTTGCGAATTCGGCATCATCTTCAACAGGAGTTTTTATCTCTACTGGTAAAGTTTCAAATTGTATTGGTTCTACATCCAATACTTCTGATAATTTTGAGTTCAAGTTGTTCATGTTATATTAGGAAATTCTGTAATTGTTTCAGAAAAACCAAACTCATCATCTGGTTCTGCGGTAATAGGATTTGGGGTAGTAACAATTAAAACAGACTTCATTGGATTTGTATCTAATGAAACAATACTATAAGATGCGTTACTTTTATCACCAACAATTTTATCACCAACTTTTAAGAAGTCATTTAAATAACCAACAATAACTGAAGCAGTATTGCCTGTTGAATTATTTGAATTACTAAAGTATAATAGTTCTCCAATAATACCTCTATTTTCAACTCTTATAGTTTCACCGGTAGTTGAAAAATATCCTTCTCCGTTTGCATAGTCAACATATACTTTCTGTGCATCTTTTGTTCTTGTTTCCAAATATAGATTTGTATTTGCTCGTCTAATAACTTCACCAGAAATAACTGGCGGCCAAATATATGCCTTTGCAGTAAATTCTAAATTCCAAATGATAAGGCGAGTTGTCATCATGTCGCCCTCATAATCAGTTTCACTAGATACTGAATTTAATATAACAGGCATATCATATTTTTTACCCATACTAGGGATAAAATCAATTGTCACATTAAAGTCTGGTGTAAAGAATGGTAAAATTTGTTCTAATATTTGTGTACCATCTTCTGTATTGCGAACATAGATTGACAAAGAGAAAGAAAAATCATATGGTATTGGAACATATTGAGTCTTAATCGATGTTGCAGTTTCAGCTGCAAAATTTCTTACAGTAGATGGTAATTTTCTGGATGAATCATAAGTCATTCCAGTCATATCGAAAGATATTCTAGGAACAGATGTTGCAATAGATTTAGTTAATGTTGGATCAGAAGTTAATCTGGTGATGTATTTTTCTTTTGCACCATAATTAAGAGGCACTTTAAATTTTTCATATGCAGTTGTGCCTGCCTTGTTGTATCTAACAACATGGATATCATTGAACATTGTACCAAACGCAACAACTACTTTGCGAATGGTGCGATTATAAAAGTGGTCATTGCCAAGCATTATGGTTCACCAAATGGGTTGTTCTCAGAGAAATCAATGATTGCATCTGATTCTGTTTCGATTAATGTATTATCTGTAATATCTTCAAATGCACTATTATCAAATACTGTATCATTAGGCACAGTTGCGGATATAAATCTTGCATTTGATGTTGCACCAATTGACATTGTATTATTTGCAAAGGTGCCCATCACTCTTATTATATCTAAGTTTCTTGTTGTGCTGGTCCAAGAGTAAACAGTTGCCTTTGCGTTTGCAGTTGCAAGACTACCACCCTGATAAACAATTTCATCTTGTACATATGTTCCTGTACCACCAGATGCCATGGTGATTCTTTCTCTCTTATATGCATCTCTGATTTGACCATCAATCTCATCAATGCCAGTAACAATATATTCTTCAGAGAATACAAACTGTTTCATCTTCAATGCATACACATAAACATTACCACCACGACCTCGGCCTAATGTGTAAAACATTGCTTGATTGTTTTCGTGTTCTACAAAGGTAATTTCAAAGAAGTTTTGAATTAAAGGTATATAAACTAAATCACCTTCTCTTGGTCTAATTAAATTTGATGCACCAGTTGTATATTTAAATCTTTTACGAGAAACTAATAAATTAACTTCATCTCTAATCTCAAGTCCAAATTTTGAAATAAAATCACCTTCACCATCCATACCAGTAACATTTTCAAGGTACATCTCAATTGGATATGCAACAGTATATCGTTTTAGTGTGTCTTCACCATATAACATATCAACAGAGTCACCAGAACTCCTTGGCATGTAATACACATCCATGCCATGCATTTGCATAGCTTCTATCACCAAATCTTCTACTAGTAGTTGTTCACTAGTGACTTGGTCATTGGGAAAATTATTAAAATATAGATTTGTTGGCATTGTTTAGCCTGTAAATATCTCACTAGGCAGGCTACCCATCTGATACATATCTTCTTCCATCTTAGCAAGCTCTTCGGTTGCCTCATCGTATACTTCTTTACCATTAAGTGTGACACCACCAGGCAATTGTATTCCGCCAAACTTTTTCATATTGTTGCCCCACTGCTGTTTAATTTTTGCAGTAGCATAAGCCTTTAAAAATCTATCACTCCAAACATCTGAAATGCCTGTCTTAGTCATTGATACTGAAGTTACATTTGCAACAAGATTGTTTGCACTAACTGTCATTTCAGTTGGTGAATTAATTCTTTGCACTTGATATTCTGCACCAGAAGATAATAGAATAATATCATTCTCTAAAAGTTCTTGGTCAAATATTGTGCCTGTACCAGTTAAAGTGTTTGCAGAAACATTGCCTGTTACAGTACCAGTTATTGTAATTGTGTCAGGTACTAATTTTCTGTAACATTCAACAACAACATATTCACCAACTTGTAAATCTCTTGACCAATCAATATCTAAGAATAGTCTATTTTGATGTTTGTTAAATCTAAACTGTGGTGTACCAGAGAACAATAAGTTCAATGTGCGAATATGTTGCATTGTGATTTCATATGACACATAAGACACAGATGTAAAGTCATAGAGGTCATGTAATCTTAATTGATATCTCAAGTCAAACATATTGACTGAAGAACCAGATTGGTCAAATGGAATAATACCAGTTACAGAGGTAACTGCATCGGGTGCATAAATCCATCTTCTATCAATATCAACCTGAGTGATTTGATGCTTCATGTAAATTTTTTCGGTGCCGTCATAGTGATAGTCGGACCAAAATGCCAATGCATCATCAATACGGTCATCTACTTGGTCATCATCCACATTGATTTGAATAACTGGATGACCAAGTTTTCTTAAACAGTAATCTTTAAATTGTTGTCTTGTTGTTGGTTGTGCCATGTTTTATCCTAATGCAATTGAAAGTGCCAACACATCACCAAGAGTTGCACCACCAGAAGCGGCAGTTGTTTGTCTTGTGCCGTCATCGAAAATAATACCATTAGCAGAAACATTACCTTTAACACCAATACCACCAGCAACAGTTATTGCACCAGTTGTATTTGATGTGGATGCAGTTGTTCCAGTAATATTTGCAGTAATTGTGGTAAACAGTCCAGTACCAGTTATAGAAGCTACTTCAGTTGTAGCACCATACCACTTAA